GCATAGAGTTAAACCCGTAACATCAGGCACAAGATATAGTCTTGTTGTTTGGCATTTAGGAAGGCCTTTTAAATAATGTTTATCAATAATTATTTTAATACAACTATCTGGTCAGAACAAAAACCAGAGTTTGTAAAGTCATTAAACAAAGCTTCTAATAAATACATTAAAGAAGCAAGAAACAGAAACAAAGCACATATTAAAAAAAACGGTGACTTTGGATTATCACATCACTCAACACCCCTTACAATGGACAATGACTTTTTAGATTTTAGAAATTATATTGGTCAAAAGTCTTGGGAATATCTAGATCACCAAGGTTTTGATATGCAACAATACACAACTATGTTTAGTGAGATGTGGGTACAAGAGTTTGCTAAAAAAGGTGGTGGTCATCATTCAGCACACATACATTGGAATCAACACGTATCAGGATTTTATTTTTTAAAAGCTAGTGATAAAACTTCTTACCCTGTATTTCACGAACCAAAGACTGGTGCAAGATGTACAAAATTAAAAATGAGACCAGACTTAAAAGGTGTATGGGCAGGTCACGAACAATTTCATTTACGTCCAAAGCCTGGAACATTAATTATATTTCCAGGGTACTTGGAACACGAATTTGCAGTAGATTTTGGTCAAGAGCCTTTCAGATTTATACATTGGAATATAACAGCTATACCAAAAGAAATGGCAAAAGATGTTTAAAAAGAAAAAGTATACAGTTATTCGTAAAGCTATATCAAAAGACTTAGCATCTTTTATTGCAAATTATTTTTTAATGCAAAAACAAGTTTATGATACTTGTAGACAAGCAAGATACTTTTCTCCATTTGAAAATATACTTGGATACTATGAAGATCCAGTAGATGGTCAAATACCAAATACTTATAGTCAGTATTCTAATATAGCTATGGAAACTTTAATGTTAAAATGCCAGCCCGAAATGGAAAAGGTAACAGAACTTAAATTATATCCAGCTTATACTTATGCAAGAATTTATAAAAAAGGTGATGAATTAAAAAGACACAAAGACAGATTTAGTTGTGAAATATCAACTACTATGAATCTTGCTGGTGATGATTGGCCTATATATCTAGAGCCATCTGGAAAGACCGGCAAAAAAGGAATTAAAGTAGATCTTAAACAAGGCGATATGCTAGTCTATTCTGGCTGTGAGCTAGAACATTGGCGTAATAAATTTAAAGGTAAAGAATGCGTGCAAGTATTCTTACATTATAATAATCGTAAAACCCCAGGATCAAAAAATAATATGTTTGATAAACGTCCACATTTAGGACTTCCTTCTTGGTTTAAACGATGATATATTCTTAAATGGAGGCAGGGCACCACCACATACCCCCTGCTTCCTTTTAAGGATATATTATGAGTTTAGGATTTGACGCAATATCGGCATTACCGTTTGCTACTTCACAAGTGGCTGGCGATGTACAAGTAAGTGTAATAAAAAATACACTTACCATCAGCATAGGTAATCCTGCTATTTCAGCAGATTCTATTACAGAAGTTCCTGATCCAAATAGACTTACATTAGGTCTTGGTACATTAACAATTACAGCAGACGCTAACGTATCTCCTACTGGTAGTCAGGTTGTTCTAAATACAGGAACAGCTGATGCTTCTACAAGTGTCGATATTACTCCTAGTGATAACCAATTGACCTTATCAACGGGAAGTGTTACAATAACTGCTGACGCAAATATAGATCCAACTAAAGTAGAATTGTCTTTAGATACGGGTGAAGTAGCGGCAATAACATGGAGTGCAATTGTTCCAGGTGTAACAATGGTCTGGACACCAATAGATACAAATTAATATGGCATCAACATTTTCATCAGATTTAAAATTAGAAATTATTACAACCGGCGAAAAAGCTGGTCAATGGGGCGGAATTACAAATACAAATTTACAGATCTTGGAACAAGGATCATCTGGAGTAGAAGATATCGATCTAGCTTCAGGTAGTGTTACTTTATTATTAACAGATGGTGCAACATCAAATGGTAAAAATGCATATTTAAGATTACATGGAACTTTAGGTGGAGATAGAACTTTAACAATGCCAAGTGGTTCTGGTGTTACTAGAGTTTGGATTATTAAAGATGATACCGTTAGAGGAACATCAAATAGAACTTTGAGTGTATTAACAGCAAGCGGAACTGCACAACCAATACCTCCAGGATCAACTGTTCTTTGTCGATCAAATGGTACAGAAACAGTTACGGCTATTATTGAAAAAGGTTATGCTACAATAACTGATTCTAATAGTCCATACGCTGCAGTCGCTGGCGCGCAAATATTTGCAAATACAACAGCCAACCCGATAGAAATAGATCTACCTTCTTCTCCAGCAGTTGGAGATGAAGTCACTGTAATTGATACTAGAGGAACGTTTGCATCAAACAATTTAACTTTAGATAGAAACGGACAACCAATTAACTCCGGTACTTCAAATTTAGTATTAAGTACAGCAGGCCAAGCAATTACACTGGTATATGTAGATTCGACAAGAGGTTGGGCATATAAAACGAACACGGCATAAGGAGCACGGACCATGGCTCTGACTTCCATAAAATTTTTACCTGGAATCGACAAACAAGATACATCTGTCGGTGCGGCAGGTAGATGGGTAGATTCAGATAACGTAAGATTTAGATACGGTTTACCAGAAAAAGTAGGTGGTTGGAATTCTTTATTGAGTGATACTATATGTGGTGTAGCTAGAAAACAACACGCATTCGTAGATCTTGATGGTAATAGATACGTAGCTATTGGAACAGATAAATTTTTACTTATCTATTTTGAAGGAGCTCTGTTTGATATTACACCTTTTAAAAGTAATAATGCTGGAGCACAAACTCAATTTACAGGCTCTACTATAACTACAAGCACAACTAGAGGTACGGCTGTTACAATTACTACATCAACTAATCATGGTTTAGAAATAGGAGATATTGTTGAATTAGATTCAGTAACAATGCCAACAGGTTCTAGTATTGCTGCGTCAACTTTTGAAGATAAACTTTGTCAAGTAATAACAGTTCCAAGTTCTACAACATTTACAGTTACATCACCATCAGCAGAAGCAAACGGTGGTGGATCAGATTTAACTTCAGGAAGTTCTTGTACTGTTAATCCTTATGAAACTGTAGGGCCCTCTGCACAATCTTATGGTTATGGTTTTGGTATTGGAAACTATGGAGGAAATGTTACAGGATCACAAAGCACAGAATTAGATGGATCACTAAATGCTGACACAGCAGGTACAGGTGGATCCGGTACAGCAGTAACCGTAGATAGTACAACAGGGTTTCCTTCTGCAGGAACAATTGCTGTTGGAACTTTACCAAGTGCAGAATTAATTACATACACATCAACAAACTCTACACAATTTTTAGGAATTACTAGAGGTGCAAAAGGAACAGCAACAGCTGGAACTTCTAATGGACAAGCTCACTCAACTAATTCAACAGTTCAAAATGCAACAGACTGGGGTAACTGGGGTGATGCGGTTGTAGCATCAACAGTATCTCTTGAACCAGGACTTTGGTCTTTAAGTAACTTTGGTCAAGTATTAGTTGCAACAGTTGCAAATGGTAAAACATTTACATGGAACTCTGACATTGCAGCAAAATTTACAACAAGAGCATCTACATTAACCACTGGCTTTGTAACAGCTATTAGTGGAGATGTAGGAAACCCTACTGCATCCCGATTAACTTTGATATCACCAACAACACGTCACTTAATTCATATGGGAACAGAAACAACTATTGGTGATCCTACAACACAAGACGATATGTTTATAAGATTTTCTAATCAAGAACAAATTAATACTTATGCACCAGGAACAACAAACACTGCAGGTACACAAAGATTACAAGATGGTACAAAAATTATGGGTGCATTAGTTGCAAAAGAAAACATTCTAATTTGGACTGATAATGCATTGTACACTATGAGATTTATTGGATCACCATTTACATTTGGTTTTGAACAAGTTGGTACTAACTGTGGTTTGATAGGACAGAACGCAGCTATTGAGATTGATGGTGTTGCATATTGGCTTGGCAACAATGGGTTTTTTGCATTTGATGGTACAGTCAACAACTTACCATGTAGTGTAGAAGATTATGTTTATGATGACTTTGATACTACAAAAGGTCAACAAGTTGCAGCTGGTATTAATAATCTTTACACAGAAGTTGTATGGTATTATCCAACACAAGGTTCTACATTTAATGATAGGTACGTAGTATTTAATTACGGCGAATCTAAAGGAGTACCTATGGGTAATTGGTACACAGGACAAAATGTAAATTCAATTAGAACTACTTGGATTGATTCTGTTGTTTATCCTAAACCTTATGCTACTCAGTTTAATTCTTCAGCAACAGGAACGTTTCCAAGTATAGTTGGAGAATCTGGTTTAGGTCAAACGGTTTATTTTCAACATGATATAGGTACAGATCAGATTAATCCTGATGGTAGTACAACAGCATTAACATCTTTTATACAATCTTATGATATAGCTTTACAACAAGAACAACCTGAATTGTTTTTAGCAATGAGAAGATTTGTGCCTGACTTTAAAACTCTTACAGGAAATGCTAATGTAACAATTGGATTAAAAGATTTTCCGTCGTCTACTACTGCTAATAGTACGTATAGTCCTTTTACAATTACTTCTTCAACAACAAAACAAGATACCAGAGCAAGAGGTAGATATGCTAGTATAAAAATAGAAAATACAGGAAGTTCAGAGTCATGGCGATTTGGTACATTCCAAATAGATTTACAACAGGATGGTAAAAGATAATGACAAAGATAGTAGTTAGATTACCAGAACCTAAAAAAGAATATAGTGAAGATAATCAAAGACAGATTAACAGAGTTTTAACATCTGTTATAGAGCAATTAAACTCAACATACTTAACAGAAAATGAGGAGGAAAAAGAACGGTTTAGTTTCTTCTTTTCATAATGGCAAATATATATAAAAATGTACAAAAATTATTAAACGCTGCAGGTTCAGACGTAGATATGTATGAATCTCCAACAGCTACAGCTAGTCTTATTAAAACTGTAAAGTTATTTAATACTCATAGTGGTGCATTAGATGTTACTATAAAGGTATTTGATGCCTCTAGTTCTACTGATTTTGAGTATAAAGTGGCTAGTATAAATGCTAATGAAGGTGTTGATTTACTTACATTTAATAATATTATAGTATTGGAAGCTGGAGATAAATTAAAAATGCAGTGTGCTACAGCAGACAAAATTAAAATGACCGCGTCTTTACTACAAATATTAAGAACACAACCAACGGATCAAATATAATGTCATTTAAAGAAACAGAAGCAAGTGTAAGATACGAGATGATAAACGGCAAAAGAACTGCTGTAATTACTCCAGAATGTATTATAACACTAACAAATACAAAAACAGGTGTCGAATATAACTCTGATGCAGAAGCACAATTAGATATAGACGATCCAACAACAGAAACAAAACAAGAGCACGTTCGAAGAGACGTAGAAATTAAAGTAGTAGACATCGGTATTGGTGCCGGTACAGGAGATTTATAATGGCGATTACAGACGCACAACAAGCAAAACAAATTATGATGAAAAAAGGTGGACCTGTTCACCGTCATCAATTAGCAAAAAAAAGAAAAGATGGTAAACGACCAGGATACTATGGACCAGACATGGGACATGAAAATGATCCAGGGACAGATTTTGGTAAAGGCACGTACGACGGAGGCGGTTCAGACATAGATTTTGGTGGAGCACCGGGTGGTTCAGATCAAGATTTTGCAAGAGCAAGAGCAGCTGTAGAAGCAAGAAACAAAGCAGCAAAAGAAGCTGAAGAAAAAAAAAGAAAAGAAGAAAAAAAGAAAAAAGATATTAAAACAGAAAAGAAAATTCAAAAAACTAAAAAAGCTAAAACTAAAAAAGTAAAAGATTTTCTAGATCTTGCTGATTTAGAAAACGAAGCTTTCGGAGATTTAACTAAATCTGAAGTAGAGTTTGATGATGCAGATACAAATAAAGACGGTAAAGTTGGACCTATAGAAAGATTCAATGCATTTACAAATAGAAAAAATAAAGAATTTGCAGCCAAAAGATCATTTGATAAATTTCAAGATATAGAACAATACGTTAGTCCTATAGATGATTATGGTTTAACAGGAAAAGAAATGGCTGAAAAAAGAGGTTACACTTTTGATGGAGACAAAGTTACAGGATACGATAAAGATAAAGCAACATCGTATGGTTATGATTTTAGTGATTTAGATAAAGGATTAGCAACTCTTACAAGTAACAAAGGCACATCAATAGAAAAAACAAGACCAAATTTATATGACGTAAATCCTAAAGGTACATACAGTGCTATACAAGCTTTATTAAATTCAACACGACCCGATACGCAGGTTACTGCAATGAATACTTTAAATAAAGCTGCAGACTATGGTATTCTTGCAGGAAAAGATAAAGTAACACAAGATGATTTAAGAGAGTTAAGAAATAGAGGAAGAACTGATGAACAAATTAGAATTATGGAAGGTGGCGGAGGAGGAAACGACAATTCTTACATACCACCTATTATTGTAGAAAAAAAAGAAGAAGTAGAAGAGGAAGAAGATCCGTTTCAATTAGGTCTTGCGTTTAGAGCAGATGGTGGACGTGTTGGTCTTATGGAAGGTGGCATGCCTTACGAAGGTGGGATCATGGATCTTGAATCAGGAAGACAAATGTATTTTCTAGGTAAGTTAGTTAAGAAAGCAACAAGAGCTGTTAAAAAAATTGTTAAAAGTCCTGTTGGTAAAATAGGTTTGGGTGCATTAATGTTTGGTGGGTTAGGTGGGTTTAGTGGAATAAGTAGTGGTTTCGGTGGCTTTGCTAAAAAGTTTGGTTTTGATGCAATAAAGAAAAAAATAGCTGGAGCAGGAATTGGTAAACTAGCTGGACTATCTATAGGTGGTGGATTACTTGCAGGAGCATTAGCAGGTAAAGGATACGAGGATGAAGATGGTGATGGCTTTGATGACAACACAGGATTTAGTGTAGAAGAGTACAGACAAAAAGGAGCTAAAGGTGATGTGCCAATAGCATTTAGAGCTGACGGCGGTATGTCAGATGTAGAGAACGACCCACAATATAAAGGTTGGAAAAGAGTATTTGAAATTAATCCAGAAGCTGCAGAAATGCATCCAAAACATAGAGAGTTTGTAAAGTATTATAGAGGCACGGAAAGACAAGCTAAAGAAGAAGGTGGACTTATGAATTTAAAAGGTATGGAAATGGACTTTAGAGAAGAAGGTGGATTTGTACCAATAGGTAAAAAAGAGAGAGCTGATGACGTACCAGCTAGATTAAGTAAAAATGAATTTGTAATGACAGCAGATGCTGTTAGAGGTGCCGGAGATGGAAATATAGACAAAGGCGCTGAAAAAATGTATAATCTTATGAGTAAATTAGAAGCCGAAAACGACCAACCGCAAGGCTTAGATGGCGCACGTAAAATGTTTCAAACATCACAAAGATTAGAGGAAGTATTATAACATGGCCATTACAGAAACTCGTACGCGTCCACCACAGTTTATTGAAGATATAGGTGTTGATCTAGCA